ACGCATCATTGATTGTGACGGATAAGTCCACGGCGATTTATCTGACGGAAGGCACGTCCATTACGGTTACGTCTGGTACGGCAAGCGGTATTACGTATAGCGTTTCATATGAGCTGATTTCGTAAGGATATACCATGTCCAGACGCTATAAAGGTGGCGTGATAAGCGCGACTGCACCGACGACAAGCACATCGGCGGCTAAAGGTGTTTGGACTTTGCCGCAACAGATGCAGGCGCAGGCGGCATGTAATTGGCCTCAACCGCTTGTCCCTAGTTCTCAATCCTACACAACAGCCGGAACTTATTGCTGGGTTGCTCCTGCGGGAGTTACATCTGTCTCCGTTGTTACTGTGGGTGGAGGCGGTGGTGGGAATGGAAGCCCATATACAATCGGGGGAGGTGGTGGCGCTCTTTCTTATACTAACAATCTTACGGTTGTTTCTGGAAATACATACACTGTTGTAGTTGGTTCTGGTGGTAACACCACTAATAACGGAGGAAATTCAACATTTAACGGAACTTCTTCTGGCGCTGGTGGCGGAAAGGGAAGTGCTTGTGGTTCCGCTGGCGGAACCGTTTTAAATGGTACAGGTTACGCTGGAGGAGTTGGGTATACAGGAAGCGCAGGTGCTGGTGGTGGTGCTGGTGGATATGCTGGTGCTGGTGGAGCTGGTTCAAGTTGTGGCACAAACGGAACAGGTGGTTCTGGAGCTGGTGGAGGCTTAAGCTATGGCGGTGGTGGTGTCGGAATTTTAGGACAAGGAAGTAGTGGGGTGGCTCCCGGTGGTGGTGGGTCTGGTGGCTCTAATGGTTTATCTTTTGGTGTTGGCGGGGTATACGGCGGTGGCAGCGCAAACGGTAACGGAGGAGGTCGCGGCGCTGTCCGTATTATGTGGCCCGGCAATACACGTTCATTCCCATCAACTTGTGCAGGTTCACCATGACAACAAAATATATTGGTGGATTTATAACTAAAAGTCCTGTTGCTCCTACAACATCTGCTGCGTCAAGTATTTGGACTGCTGAACAAGCATTGCAATACACAAAAGCTGGTACTTGGCCCCGTTCTCCAAGTGCATCAACTAATGTAGGAGCATAGCAAGAATGGAACTTTACATTCGCATTGAAAACGGACAAACAGTTCGTCATCCGATCTTAGGCGACAACTTTCGTCAGGCTTTCCCTGACATTGATGTAGACAATCTGCCGCCAGAATTTGCCAAGTTTGAGCGTGTTGAACGCCCTATTCTGGGTTTGTATCAGGTCATGATACAGGATGAGCCAACATATGAGTTTGTTGATGGAATCTGGAAAGATGTTTGGCACGTTCGTGACATGACTGCGGAAGAAAAAGCAGCCAAGCAACAAGCCGCCAAGGATATTTGGGCTGCATTGCCTAATAGAGATAACTTTGCAGCATGGACCTTTGATGAAGCTACATTAAGGTATGTGCCGCCTACACCACGCCCAGAAGGCGATGTGGCTTGGGATGGCACAACAAATACATGGAAAGAACGAGCTTCATACCCTACTGATGGAAAACCATATAAGTGGGACATACCATCTTGGACTTGGATTGAGGTAACACCGTGAGCGAAAGATACCCCGGCGGCATCATTACCAACAACCCCGCAACGCCGACTGGCCCGTACCAGTGCGGCACAGCCCCCGGCATATGGACTATTGACCAAATGGTGGGCTGGCAAAAGGCGGGATTGTGGCCTACGGCGGGGAATATAGCAGTTGGTACGTTTGCTATATTTGCTTTAAGTAATTGTACAACCACCCGCAACAAGTACACATATTCTGGATGCGTAAATGCTTCAGCAACGGCTTCTAGTGCAGCACCTTATGCTAGTTCCGCCGCAGGTAATTCTACTGTTGGCATATTTGCTTTAGGTAATTTTACAACCACCCGTGACAAATATACCTATTCTGGTTGCGTAAATGCTTCAGCAACTGCGGCAACCGCTGCTTCATCCCGTGGTTCCGCAGCAGGTAATGCTACTGTTGGCATATTTGCTTTAGGATGCAACGGTAGCGGTGCATCCACCACCCGAAATAAATATACTTATTCTGGTGATACCAACGTGGTGGCGACAGCATCTACCAATGCATCGTGTCAAGGATCGGCAGCAGGTAATTCTACTGTTGGTATTTTTGCAGTAGGAAATAATTCAACCACCCGCAACAAGTACACATATTCCGGCTGTGTTAACGCATCCGCAACGGCTTCTAGTGCAGCATCTTATGTTGGTTCCGCCGCAGGTAATTCTACTGTTGGTATTTTTGCTTTAGGATACACTAATTGCGGCGTTGGCGTTTCAACCACCCGCAATAAATATACATATTCTGGATGCGTGAACGCATCTGCAACGGCAGCTAGTGCAGCATCTTATGGTGGATCAGCCGCAGGTAATTCTACTGTTGGTATATTTGCGCTAGGATATGTTTGCGGCGTTGGTGCTTCAACCACCCGCAATAAATATACATATTCTGGATGCGTGAACGCATCTGCAACGGCAGCAACCGCTGCTTCATCCCGTGGCTCCGCCGCATCCAATGGTACAACAGGGGTAAACGTATAAGATGAACAGCAAACCGCATCGTAATAATTCCGATTTCCAACTCCGTCACTTCATGGCGGGGTCTTGCTACACGCCTGATGGCGCATGGGCGCTTTTGTATGGTCAAAAGATTGATATGGAAGTCAAAGTAGAACATTCCAAAGCGCAAAAGATGAAACGCGACGCTAAGATTATGGAAAATGAAGCAATCTTGGCGGATGAAAATGCAAAACCGTGGGAAAAAATGGTTGCTGAAGCCACAATCATTGAATGCAAATCGGCTGAAGATACATGGCGGAACAACCAAGAAGCCGCCATTATGGAGTTGAACACCATTAACCAGATCATGGCGGAACTGGAACCACAGCGTAAATTTGGTCATCTTCCTATGTTGGAAGCCAATGAAGCCATGCAGCGGGAAGAATGGTTAGGCGAATTGCAGGGGCGGGTTGAAAACTTCATTTTGTCGCAAGGCAATATCCCGCATGACCATTTGAACACCATGCGCTGCCACCCTGACTTTGAGACGCATATTGTGCCGCATATCAAACAGGTATTTACCCAACTGGCGGGGAAAGGTGAACGCCTTGATCTCCTTACCAAGCAAGCACCCGCATTTCTTGAGGACAAATCATCATGACCGGATACGTTAAAACCACCACCGATAATCAGTTTGTTGAATATCCCTATGGTGCGGAAGAACTAATGCGGGACAATCCCGGCTTGGGCTATACGCCGTATAGCGACTTTGTGGAAATATTCCCCACAACAGATGCGTATAATGTGCATGGCTACCGCATCCAGTATGTGGAAATTGATGCAGACCCGACGTATGACGGAAAAACACAAACGGTGTCACGTTCACCGCAGCCATTTGTGCGTGATGGTAAATGGGTATTTTCTTGGATTGTCCGTGATTTGACGCCTGAAGAAATTGCCAATATGGAGAAGATGCAGCAAGAAATGCAACAACGGGGATAATGATGACAGATGCAAAAGATGAACTAAACCCGATTCACTGCTTCCCAACGACAATTTACGTAATTAAAAAGCCGGAATTTTTGGAAAACACCCGCAAGGTTGTTGATGAGTACGTAGAAAAGAAAAAGAAGGAACAGGGCGGCACACATGAAGTGTACCCTGTTTATATGACGGACAATTTATACGAAGATCCGCGCATGGAAGACCTATGCGCGTACATTGGTGCAACCGCATGGAACATTTTGGGTGAGCAAGGTTACGACATGCGTAATTTCAGCACGTCATTCACTGAAATGTGGGCGCAACAGCATTACAAATACAGCGGCATGGATCAACACGTCCACGGCCACGGGGCGCAGATTGTAGGGTTTTATTTCCTCAAAACGCCGCAGAACGCTTCTGTAGCTACATTCCATGATCCCCGCGCTGGTAAGGTCCAGTTGGGATTGCCGGAATTTGATCCCGCCAACATCACCCATGCCAGCAATGCTATCAATGTTGCTCCAGAAGATGGCACGTTGATCTTTACCAATGCTTGGTTAGCGCATAGCTTTACCCGCAATGCGTCCAATGACCCAATGACGTTCATACATTTTAACCTGACGGCTGTGGCTAACCCACCTATGCCAGCGGCGGAGGTTATATGAACAAGTATGGCATCCGATTCAACAAATCACGGGGCCAACCGGGTCGTGGCACGGAGGATCATGTCTGGCGGGTTTTTGAAAATAACGGCAAGGAATACCTGTTCAAGCACCTAGACATTACGGTCCCTGTCAAGGATGAACGTGATGGCATGGATTGGAATATTGTCTGCTATGGTGTATTATCCATTGACAGGGATACTTCTACGGCGATCATCAGGGAATCTTGATTATGAATGATTATCAGAACCTTATAAATTTGGGCTTGGGTGCGGTTCTGACAGTCGCGGGATGGCTGATGCGGGAATTATGGGGTGCTGTTAAAGAATTACAGCGGGATTTGAGTAAATTAGAAGCCGCNTTGCCAAAAGAATACGNCCTTAAAGACGATTTGGACAAACGGATGCAGCATATTGAGGATATGTTCCAACGTATTTACGACAAGCTGGATGGGAAGGCTGACAAATGAGCACGACAACCAACCTTGCCCTAAACGAACCAGCGTATAACAGCACGTCCCCTACGTGGGATCAGCCGCTTAACTATAACGCTACCATCCTTGACCAGATGTTTGGTAATACAACCAGCGTATCGGTAAGCACTAGCGGAAGTACAACGTATACAAATATTGCGGCCCCCAGTTCTACGGCGGCGGGCAATACATCTCAATGTATGAGGTTTAAACTTACTGGATCTTTAGCGGCGAATCAGCTTGTTTTGCTGCCCCAAAACGTGGCGGGAATGTGGATTGTTACCAACAACTGCACGGG